TGTATAAATAAAGCCTTATACTCTTTAATCTTAGCCCATACTTTAGCTCCTAACTCCATTAATGCGTGAAATTTATTTTTTATCCAAGTCCAAGTAGCTTTAAACCCTTCTTTTATAGCTTTCCAAGCTTTATTTACTCCGTTTCTAAACCATTCACACTTCTTATAAAGTAGGACAAAAATGGCTATAACAGCAACGATAGCAGCAATTATAAGTCCTACTGGGTTTGCTGTAAATGCAACCTTTAGAGCTAACCCAACCGCTTTAATTATTCCAATAAATTTTCCACCTAAAAAAGTTCCAATTTTTACGAAAGTTCCAAAGACTTTTGATGCCAAAGGGAACATTTTCTTTAATGCAAAGAATACTCCACCTTTGCTCTTGAAAGCACCAAACTTATATAACCAACCTACACCTTTTGCGAATGGCCCTAATAATAGTTTATTAGCAACTCCCATACCTAAATTCATTGCTGCAAATCCAGCAACCATCTTAACTATAAAAGCTACTAGCTTAGGATTTTCTTTTATAAAATTAGCTATCTTTCCAGCGAATTCTTTTAAAGTATTTAGAGTTTCTTTAAGCTCAGGAGCTATGCTCTTTCCAATGTCAGCAAGAGCATTAAAAGCATTGTTCCTAAATATTTTCAATTGATTAGTTAAAGTGTTTAATCTGTCTTCATACTCTCCATTAACCTTTTCATTTTCTGATACAGCTTGTTTTGCTTTATCTAGTTTTTCCTTAACTCCATCTAAGTTTTCTGACAACACAGATAATCCGTTGATTACAGATTTATCACTTCCAAAGATATCACTGATTAACGCTGACTTGTCTGCGACATTAGAATTCTTAATCTTTTCTAGTACTTTTAAGATAGTACCTTCAGCATTTTCAGCCATTTCTTTGTTTATAGTTCCAGGGTCAAATCCTAGACGTTGCAATGCAGCAGCTTTGTTCTTAGTGTTAGCTCCTTGCGATAATTCAGAATATAGTTTACCTAACACAGTACTTGTTTGCTCAGCAGTTACTCCAGTAGATATAAGAGATGTAGCAAATGCCATGTTAGATTCTTTGGATAAGTTTATAGACTTAGCAAATCCTCCAGTTCTTGCCGATACATCTGCTAGTTGTGCAGCTGTAACAGAGTAGTTATTTGATAGCATATTAAGAGTATCCATGTATGAAAAAAGCTCATCTTTAGATAAATTTAATTGCTCTTTTGTTTTGGCCAAGAATGTTCCTGCCTCATCTGTAGATATATCAAAAGCCACTTTCATTTTTCCCGCCATGTCTGAGTAAGCTACGATATCTTCTCCAGCTATTCCTGATTGTGCTAAACTTCCTGCTATTTCATTAATTTCTATTTGAGACAAAGGGCCATTTTTAGATAATTCAGCTAAATCATCATAGTATTTTTCAGCTTCTTTACCTAAAATTTTTCTTAAATCTGCTTGAGACTCTTCTACATCCATATAGAATTTAATTGGAACAGCTAATGCGGCTCCTGTTGCAGCACCTCTCCTAAGTTGCTCACTTCCTTTTTTAGAAAACGCATCTCCCATATCTGAAATAGCTTGTGCTTTACTTAGAGATTTTTTCAATTTCTCTTGCTTCTTTAGTTCTTCATTAACTTCTTTTAACTTTTTCTTATAACCTTCTAGCTTAATTCCTTCGTTTTCTAAAGCACTTCTTGCTGCTTCAAAGACATGTTTTTGTCTTTCTTTTTGCTTATTCAACTTGTCTACTTGCTTTTCTGCATTTTTAACTTGCTCTTTAAATTCTGCAGTAACATTATTAGATTTAGCATATGCTTTTCTAAGCTGTTCTAAATTCTTAGCCGCTTTATTGTATTCAGAGTTAGCATTCTTATATGCTTCTGCAACTTTGTCTAAATTCTCTAGTTTTTTTTGAGTTTTTACTAAGTCTTCTGTAGAGTCTTTTACTTCATTCAAAGACTTAGCTGCCTTAGATAAAATAGACATAGTTTCACTTGCTCCAGCAACTCCCATCTGCCAAATTAAACTCATGTCTTTAGCCATCTACTCCACCTCCTTAGTCATCATTGTTCTGTCTTTCTTCCTCTTCTTCTACAAATTTATTTGCTCTAGCTATCCAGTAATCAAGTTCATATAAGCTACAATCCAACATAGAATCGTAGCTTACATTAACTTTAAAGTAATTAAGAACTCTTAAAAGCTCTGTTATCATATCCAGATAGATTAAGCACCAGTTTCCTCTGTTACTTCCGTTGTAGTATCCTTCTGAGCCTCTTTGTCTTCCCAACCTTGACTCAAAAAACGCTTTACCCCGTTCACAACCTTCAAGTAATCTATTGATACAAGATTAAGTAAGTCTCCGTACTTAACTCCAACAGATTTAGCTGCTACAGTTATTGCCCAAGAGTCTTCTAATTCTTTTACAGCTCCAGCATCTTTATTTCTTGCTTTGAATTCTTTTTCACATTGCATAAAATCTCTTCCTGTCATTTCTTCTACATTTATGTCAAGTTCATTGAATTCTTTTCCACCGAAATTATATGTTTGTGATAACTTTACTTTCATTTAAGTCCTCCTTAATTTAGCCCTAAATATTTTCTAACTGCTTGGTTAGCAAGTCCATGAATTACATTTACATTGTTAAGTACATCTATCTCTACAACTGTTTTTCCACCAATCTCAAGTTTGAAATATGTTACTGATAAATCGATAGATGTTTCTAATTTTCCACTAGGCTTCATTTTTAGCCCATCCATTTTCTTGATTAAACCTTTGAAAGTTGCATCTATCCCATAAACATCAGCACTGTGTGTTTCTCTATTCATAGCTTGAGCTGCACCTTTACATTCAATCAAAATTGACTTTTCATTGTTGATTTCTAATACAGAGTCATCAACACAATCCATTTTGATTTTAGCTTCTAATTTCTTAAAGTGACCCATTAAAGGCACTTCTAATTCAGCAGTCAATCCCATTTGCTCAGATGTGACTGTGTCATACTCAATGTTAGGCAATTCTACTTCTGATATTCCAGCAAGGTTATTTGAACCATTAAAATATGTTTCAGCATCTATAAGAGCATTAGGTATTTGTTTTCTTCCCATCTTTTTCCCTCCTCATTAAGCTGTTAAGCTTTCAGCAAATTTTTGTAATGCATCAACATCATAAACTTTCTTGAAAGTTATAGACTTTGCTCCTGGAATTATTCCAAGTTCTATAGTCCAAGTAATATCTCCATTTATGATATCTATTAAGCTATTATCAACTGAGTAAAAATTAACTTTAGCAGACAATAATTGATCTGCCGCAACAAGTGCATTTAATCTAATATTCATAGATTTCTTCATTGTTTCAGCCATTTTTAAACTGAACTTTTTATCCACATTATTAAAATATGATATAACAAGTTCATTTCCAATGTATTTAAACATTCTACGACCATAAATGTACTTGTCTTTTGGGTCTGTTGCTAAAGGATTCTTAGCTGTTTCAGATCCCCAACATCTCCACCCTTTAAAGTTTATAGCAGTAACTACACCATTTTTATTTAAGAAATTGGCTTGTTGCTCTTTATCTAATCTAACTTCTTCATAATTTCCACTAGCATTTTTCCAAACAAAAGCATCCATTTTGTAAGAATAGTTAGAAGGTCCTTGACTTGGAACTCCATTATTCTCTCCATCAACTTTCATCGATAAAGCAGCATAATGGATTGATTGATGATATATTTCTCCAGCAAGTTTGATTTTTCCATATAGCAATACTTGGTCATTACTTAGAATGTTGTTAGTTTCTTTCCATTCAACAAGTTCATTATATTTTTTATCCACTGGAGCATTTACTAATGCTATTGCTTCAAACATTCCACCATTCAGTGTTTTAGCTTTAGTTTCCATGATAGCTGCAACATCACTTTCATGAGAAAAATCAGGAACATCTATAAAAGCAGGTAATTCACTATATTTCAAGAAAATTTCGTTTGCTAATTCTAGCCCTGTTCTTTTCATTGTTGTACTATCAAATCCACCGATAGCCTCTGTTTTTGTAACTTTAGATAAGTCTACTTCTTCGTATTCTATATCTACATTATTTCCAGCTACAGTTGCATAAATTTCTAATCCTTCAGCTGTGTAAACGGTTCTTGCATCTGATATAACTTGCTTTCCTGTTGCATTTTTAACTACTACAGATTCTGGAATTACTTTGTGGCTTGGTATTAGCACCTTTCCTTTTTCAAGTGCTTTATTAGCAAGTGTTTTCTTTTCTGATTTGTGCTTAGTTAA